ATTTGTCAGAATTCAACTTAAGTAAAGCTATCGAAGAATGCAAGTCATTTGGAGAATTCAAAAAAGATCATGTTAAAATATGGTTAGATAAATATATTTGTGATTATAAGGATTTACAATTGTATCATAATTTAGATTTTGATATGACAACAAAGGAAGGGATAAAAGAATGTATAGATATAATTGGTAAATTAAATACTTGGAATTTACTAAAAAAACAAGGATCGAAAATTATTGATTTAATTCTTGACTCATAAAACATTTTTGAGTTCATCTTTTTGAAATTTTGTTAATGAACTCGGAAAATTAATATTAAAAACTATGTGTAAATTTCCTCTAAAGCTTGGATTTTTCGATTCTGGCATACCCTCACCATGAATAATTTTTGTAGAATTGGGTTGAATAACATCATTAATCGTAATTTTTTTATTATTTCCATCAATACCTTTGAAAGTTAAATCAAAACCAGTTAATGCTTGTTTTAAACTAATTGACATGTTCATAATTAAATCATTACCTCTTCTTACAACATGAGGATGTTTTTTTTCTTTTATAATAAAAACTAAATCATTTGGCGGAAGATTTGGATGATCTTGATTTCCCTTTTTTTCATATCTTAATTTTGTACCATCTTTTAGTCCTCTTTTAATTGGTATTTCTAAAATTTCTTCTGGTGTTGATATCATTTTAGAACCAATAAACTTTTTGACTGATATTTTAATTTTTTTTGTAATTCCATTAAATAAATCTTCCAATGAAAGTTCTAAACTATAAACATCTTCCTTTTTTCTGTTGGGAAAAAACATATCATCGTCATCAAAAGGATTTCCATGAGAAAAGAAATTAGCAAATATTTTATTTGGATCAATACCATGTCCGCTGTGAAATCTAAATGATGGCCCAGAATCTCCAAAATCAGCATTATTGACATTTTTTCCAACTTGGTCATAAATACGTCTTTTTTCTGTATCTGATAAAACAGAATAAGCTTCAGCTATTTCTTTAAATTTTTTCTCTGCAAATTCTTTATTTTCGGAATTTTTATCTGGGTGCCATTTCAAAGCCAATTTTTTATAGGCTTTTTTAATTTCATTATCAGTTGCATTTGGATTAACACCTAACCAATCATAATATGTTTTATCTGCTACCATTATAATATAATAATTTTTTATTCTTTAAATTCTAAAATCAATTTTTTTGAAATTAATTGTCAAAGGATTTGATAATATTATATGATTAATTTCGAATTCACCAAAATATTTATTTTTAAATTTATTTAATTTCGTCAAATTAAAATATTCATTTGTAGTTGCTATTGTTATATGAAATAAAGGACCATATTTTTGTCTTGAATTGTAAATTGTAATATTTTGTTCTTTTATTTTGTTTTCAATAGTGTTAGTTAAATTCATTATTTGTGTATCATATGATAATAAATGTAAATAAATGTTCTTGTTATTATGAATATCATAATTACAACCAATATCATTTATTTTAATTTTAAATGGTTGCCAGCCCAAGTTTTCAATAATATTTGATATTATTTTTAATTCTATTTCATTATGACAACACAAATAATTAAAACTCATGTGCAATTCCAAAAAATTATTAAAATTAATTATATTTTCATCATATAATTCATTTTGAATTTTTATAATTTCTAAATCAAATATTGGATTATATGATAAATACGTAAAAGTACCACTCGATAAATTACCACTTTTATTTTCACAACTTGGACATTCTCCATCTCTTTTTTCACATTCTAAACCATTGACCAAGTTATTCAAAATAATTAAAATTAAAATAAAAATAAACATAATTAAAATTATAATATATAAGATGTCTAATAATCAATTTTTATCAGTCAACTAGGAATTATTATATTTATAAAATTAGAAACATGAGCACAGAAAAAATGGCATTAATAATTGGAATTAATTATGTTGGTACACAATTTAAATTAAATGGTTGTATAAATGATGCTAAAAACTTAAGGACGTTTATTATGAAAAAATACAATTTTAAAAGTAATGAAATTATTTTATTAACTGATGAAACTATAAAACCAACAAAAAAAAATATATTGTCTGCATTTAATCAAGTCATTTTAAGAAAACCCAAAAAATTATGGTTTTCGTATTCTGGTCACGGAATTTTACAAAGAGATACAAATGGTGATGAATTAACAGGACAAGATAGTTGTTTATGTCCATTAGATTTCAATAAAAGTGGTTTTATTTTGGATGATGACATTTTAAATTTTCTTAAAAAATTACCAAAGACAACAACAGTATTTTCATTAATGGATGCATGTCATTCTGGAACAATACTTGATTTGCCCTTTACTGTGGATACAAATAATGTAGTTAAACAAAAAAATTCAGATAAATTAAAAGATTTGCCAAATATTGTAATGATAAGTGGTTGCCGAGACAATGAAACAAGTGAAGATGCTTTCATTGACAAAGTTTATACTGGTGCAATGACATGGAGTTTTTTCGAGGCATTAAAAGTCAAACAAAAACAAAATAATTTGGAACTTTGTAATAATATGTGTAATATTCTTAAAAATAAAAAATTTTCACAATTTCCGTTGTTAAGTGTTTCATATGTTGAATTAAAAGATTCACAATTTAATTTTTAAACATTCAATATGATCTTTACCAGCAATATTAAATTTATTATAAATTTAATATTAGATGGAAACAGAAAAAATGGCATTAATTATAGGTATCAATTATATTGGTACTCAATATAGACTAAATGGTTGTATTAATGATGCAAAAAATTTAAGGAATTATTTAGTCAATAATCATAATTTTACTAATGATGAAATTATTTTTATGACTGATGAAAATATCCCACGAAAACATAATTTAAAATCATCACTTAATAATATTAAAAATAAACCAACTAAACAAAATATATTTAATGCATTTGATCTAATCATTGAAAAACAACCTAAAAAATTATGGTTCTCATATTCTGGTCACGGAATTTTACAAATAGATACAAATGGAGATGAAGAATCAGGTCAAGATGGGTGTTTATGTCCATGTGATTTTGAAAAAACTGGTTTTGTATTAGATGACGAGATTCTTGTTTTTCTTAAAAAATTACCAAAAACAAGTATTGTATTTTCACTAATAGATGCATGTCATTCCGGTACAATATTAGATTTACCTTACACCATTGATACAAATAATATTATAAATTCAAAAAACATAGAACAATATGTTGATTTACCAAATATTGCAATGATAAGTGGTTGTCGTGATAATGAAACAAGTGAAGATGCTTACATAAACAGATTTTATACTGGTGCAATGACATGGAGTTTTTTTGAAGCTTTAAAAATAAATTCAGAACAAACAAATTTAGAACTTGTCAATAACATGATTGAAATATTAAATAAAAGAAGATTCAGTCAATATCCACTATTGAGTATTTCACATGTTGACTTGAAAAATGAAAAATTTGGTTTTTAAATATCTGACCATAATTTACCTTTGTTATTTTTTATGGTAAAATCAAAACCACAAGCTTTTAATAGTGTCATAAATTGATTATCATTTTTTAATGAATTATTTTTATGTAAAAATGTATTTCCTTCATCATCTTGGTAATTAACATTAAAACCCTCTTTAACTAAATTAATAATTATGTCATTACAGTTTATTTTGTATAAATCTATAAAATGTTTATATAAAATATTTTTATCTTCTTCTAATTTATCTTTACCAATTGCATAAAAATAATATTCCAAATAATTTTTATGAAAAGTTTTTAGAATATCAAAAACATCTATTTTTTTGGAATCTGCATATTTATTTAAAAATTTATCAACTCTAAAACGATAAGTATAACTTTCTAATTTGCATTTACAAGATCCATCCAAATTAATTTTATCATAATTACAATTTCCTGTGAAATTATCAAAAATGACCCGAGTCATATGGGAATAGTAAAAAAAATATTGTGGGTGATTTTTTACTAAAAAATTTTCAAGTTCAGAATCACAATTACGAATTCGAAAAAATTTGCTTTTTTGAGGATATTTTTGTAAATATTCTTTTATGATGCTGATACTTAAATTTGAATTAAATAAATATTTCTCTGGATTATGTAAGTGATTGATCGTTTTTAATAAAACATCTTTCATATTTTCTTTTTTTACATAATTTAAAATTTTGGAATATTCACTTTGTTTTAATTTTAATTTACCAATTAATTTAATAAGTTCATTTTGGTCATGATTAATCACTAAAAATATTTTTTTCAAATTGTAAGTATTCCAAAATTTAGGAAAAGTGCCATATTTAATTAGTTCATCAAATAATTCATCATCATTATTTTTTAGTGCAATATCAACCAAACTTGAATTATTTGCTTTAAAAGTATACAATTTATGTAAAATATCTTCATGTTTTTTTATCATCAAATCAATTTGTTTCATTAAATTATTTATAATAAGAATTTATTTAAAAATCAATTTTTTAAATAAATTAATCAATTTCAACAATTATATTTGGCCAACATTATTCCACATAAAAGTAATCCACAAATTGACAATTTTGATAAACATGATTCTGTTGGTGGTTTGATTTGTATGCATAATTTGTCATTGATATGACAATCATCTGGTAATATTTCTTGAGGAGGAGTATTATTGTTTCCATAACAAGAACATTTTGGCTTACAATTACAAGATCCACAACATTTACATTTAAAATAACATTTACACAATTTAACACAAACACAAATATTTTCACACTGACATTTATTAGCATTACACATGCATGAATTTTTGCATTTACAATTACAATGATAATTGTTATTTTTTTTTGGTATTTCACATTTACAAAATTTATCCGTTTGTATGTCTGTCATATAATTCTTTGGATATCCAGCATCCCAATAATTTTTATTACATTTTTGACAGATTTTTTCTTCATTACAATTATTCAAGTTACACATTCTCTATTTAATATTTTTATATTAATTCTTTTATTGGCGGTGATATTAAATATTCCAATAATAAAAAGGATGTACTAACGAATAATCTATACACATATTATTTTTGTGTTTGTTGTATATTGTTTTATTATTATAATATTCTGCACATTTATAAAAAGAAAATGGTTCGCGATCTTTAGAAAATTGTTCATTATTATTTTCAAATAAAAGCATTAAAAAAAGTATTGAAAAAAATAATAAAAAATATTTTTCCATATAAATAAAATAAGAATTTTTTTATTTTATAATTAATAAATGAATAAAAATATTGAAACAATTTTAAAAAAAATTAATCCTCACTCATCAATTATTAGAAAAATTAAAGCCAACAATAAAATGCCGTCATTTGAATATAAAAATGATATTGGATACATCATATTTTATAAATTTTCTTGTTTAGATTCCAATTATAAAAATCAAACTATTGAAATAAAAGAAAAAACAAAAAAATATATTAATGAATGGCTAACTAATCATAAAACAAAAGGAATAATAATTGATTTAAGAAAACATTATGGAGGAAGTTTTGTACCTGTTATATTAGGTCTTGAAGAATTGTTAGGTAACGGATCATTATTTGGAGTTGATAAATTAAAAATTAATTTTACTGATGATAAATGGATTTCAATAAATAATGGAAAAATAGTAAAGAGTGAATTTGTAAAACCAAATGATTTTAAATTAAAAATAGCTGTATTAATCAACGAAAATACGTGTAGTGCAGGTGAATTTATCGCATTGGCCTTAAAAAGAAATAATGCAACATTTTTTGGTGAAGAATCAAGAGGTTTTTTATCTTTCAATAATAATTATAAAGTCAATAATATGTTACTATCAATAACAAATGAATTTGTGACTGATATCAATGGTATATTTTATCCTGAAAAAATAAATAAAATAAATGTTGATGAATATTCAACAAGACCAAAACTGAGAGCGAAACAATGGCTAAGCAAATTTTAATAATAAAAAATTATAAACATCATTTTTATATTTTTGATCAACTAGTTCCGTACTTGGTCCTGAAATATTATAAACCATCAATGGATTTTTACAAAAATAAATTTTATTAGTTTTTTTTAAAGCATATAAAATTTCATTGAAATCAGATAAATATCTGATTGGTTTATTCTGAAAAAAAATATCATTCAATATCATATCATTCCATAAATGTCCATAACCTGTTCTTAAATGATATCTTGTTGGACAAAACAAATTTATTTCTCTCACTTTGAAAGTGAAAATTGAAATTTTTGAATTATATTTTTTATAACTACCAACTGTCATTTCAATATCATTATTTGAATATAAATCATTTAATTCTTTCAGAACATCTTCATGAAACAGCCAATCGTCACCGTCCAAAAAAATAACTATTTCATGATCTTTGATTTCATTGAATGCTTGTAATCTCGAAAAAGCAGGACCATAATTTAAATCATTATTAATAATTTTATAATTAATTGATTTATCTTGTAAAAATTCATAGATTTGATCGATCGAGTTGTCATTGGAGTTATCATTTATAAATATAATTCTAAAATTAGTAAATGTTTGTTGATATACAGAGGACAAACATTTATTGATCCATTTTTCATTATTAAAAAACGGAATAACAAAACAAAAATATTTTTCGTTCATTGTTATAAATAGTTATTATTATGTTAAATACTCCACCAAAAATAAAAAATTAATATAAATTCTTTTAATCATAATGAATTCAGAAAACTTTTATGATAACTTAAAATATTGTAAATCTGAACAAGAGATAATAATAAAAAAGTTTAAAAATTGTATTGGCCAATCAAATATTGGTATTTTCAAAACAAAATTTTTGAATAAAATCATAGAACAAATAATTGATATTAAAAATAATAACAATTTCATCAATTATTTTCATCAACACAATGACACAAAATACGAAATTGAAAATAAATTAAATAGTTATGAAAAGAAAATGAATAAATTTATAAAATTAATCAGAGAAAAAAGAAATGAAAACAGTGAAATTTATAATATTTGCCTTTCATATAATTTCAATAAAACAATTGAATTTTGTAAAATTAAAAACCAACTTGAAAAATTATATGATATCAATAATTCAATAAACTATGTGGAAATCATCAAAAATTTTGATTCTCTTGAAAAATTTAATAAATTAATATCATCATGGAATTATGGATATTGTTCAAATTATCAAACTAATAATTTGATAGAAATTATAAAAAATATCTTAGATGATTATGATGATGATGTTTTATTAAAATATAGAGAACTAAAAAGTGCTGTATTATTGTGTGGAAGAATAAATTATAAAAATAAAAATCTGGTAGATACTGAGTTATGTATAAATAAATATCAAGATGATGAAATTATATGTTATCATTTCCTAACTATTTATTGTTTTCAAGTATTAAATATGATCAGAATTGAATATGATATATCAATGAGTAGATTTGATAATATTAAAGAAATATATGAAAATATTGTTGATGAGTTTTTGAAAATTAAAAATAAACAAAATACATCAAGTTATGAAAATATAAGCAAACAATTAGTTAACGACATTGAAATTTTTTGTAATACAACACAAGCAGAGAAAATAATAAATAAATGTGAATTGACACATCAAAGTTATAATTTTTTTTACAATATTAATAGAGAATTGGATATATTTAGAAAAGAGGTTTACAATTTCAATGTTTCAAAAGATTTGTGTGATTTTTCATTAAATAACACAAATGATAACTTGAATCAAAAAATAGATTTATTATATTTTGATAAATCAAATGATAATAAAAATGATAAATTTAATGATGTTTTTTATAAATTAAAATTATTAGAAGAAAATCATGAAAAAACAGATAATTGTAATTGCAATGCTTTTAAAATAAAATCAAATAATTGTAATTGCACTAAAAATAATGATGTCAAATTTATTTTACAAGAAGAAAAAAAATTATTTGAAGACAAAATTGGAAAAAAAATGGACGAACTCATTGATGAAGTCAAATATACTATGGAGAAACACAATTATAAAAAATATAAAACAAATGATCATGATAATTATGACGTTGAAGAAAATGATTCATCTTCATGGTCAATAGATGGATATAAATTATCTGGACAATTACTATTAATGACTTTGGGTATTATTCCTGTGTTATATGAAAAAGGATATTTTGACAATTTTTTAAATTCTTATGCTGACGATCATGAAAACAAAACAAGAATGCTAATATCTGAAGATGAAGATGAATTTAGCGACTTTGATGATTCAAATACAACATTAATTTCAAATTTAAATCCTTTTCAAAAAATAAATAAAAATTTAACGAATTTCATGAAAATAACCGATCAAGATGAGGATGAATATGATGAATGTACTGATTAAATTGGGTGGAAGTTAAAAATTTCAGATAAATATTATATTGCGTTAATTAAAATTAATTAATATAATGGATAATTATAAAGATATGTCAATAGTAGTGGGAATTGATTTAGGTACAACAAATAGTTGTGTAAGTTATTATTCAAATGGAAAATTAACGATTATGAAACATGAAGGTCAAAACACAATTCCATCTCAATTATATTTTAATAATAGTGAAATTTTATTTGGTAATGAAATTAAAAAAGTGGATAATATAAATCCAAAAAATTTAATTACAGAACTGAAAAGAATTATAGGAAGAAATTATCAAGAAGAGTTTATAAAAGAGATAAATACATTTTTATCTTATGATTTAGAAAATAACAACAATGTAATATATGTAAAAACTCCTCTTGGATCGAAAAGTCCTGAAAATTTGACCACTTTATTTTTAAGTAAATTAAAATTATTTATAATGGAATATTTGGGAACAACTAAAAAAATAAAAACAGTTGTTACCATTCCTGCTTATTATAACGATAAACAAAAACAATTAACAAAATATGCTATTGAAAATGCTGGTTTTGAATTAATTAGATTAGTAAGTGAACCAACTGCAGCAGCACTTTATTATGGTATTGATTCTAGTAGCGATAAAAATATATTTGTTTTTGATTTTGGTGGTGGGACTTTAGATGTATCAATTTTAAATGTTGAAGATGGTTTTTTCGAAGTTATGGCGACAGATGGAGATTCATATTTAGGTGGTCAAAACTTTACTGATTGTTTGTATGATTTTTGCATAAAAGAATTTAAAAAAGTTAATGATTTAGAAGCACAAAAAATTTCATTACATAAAAAAAAATTATTTGAATTAAAGAAAAAATGCGAAAAATCAAAAATAAATTTATCTGAATATACAGAAACAACAATAGAAATTAAAAATTTTTGGGGTACCATTGATTTAAATATCCATATGACAAGAGATTTATTTAATTTAATATGTATTGAACTATTTGAAAAATCATTAATCCCTGTCAAAAGAATTTTTCATCAAAATAAAATTGATGTTAATTCCATCACTGATATTTTACTTGTCGGTGGATCATCAAAATTACCAGTTATAAAAAGTAATTTAAAAAATTTTTTTAAAAAAGATATTAAATGTGTCGATAATTTAGATACTATTGTTAGTTCAGGTGCTTCTATTTATGGATATATTTTAGAAAATAAAATAACATCATTGTCGAAAGAAATAACATTGATAGATGTGTTACCGTTATCATTAGGAGTTGGTACTAGTGATGGTTTATTTAGTCCAATAATAAAAAGAAATACACCAATACCTGTCAAAAAATCAGCAAGATATACGACTGATAAAGATTTTGAAACAAGTATAAAAATAGAAATATATGAAGGCGAGAGACAATTCACCAAAGATAATTTTTTGATAGGTGAATTTATTTTGTCAGGAATTAAAAAACAAAAAAAAGGTTTGTCGTTAATAGAAGTTACCTTTAGTATTGATTGTAATGGTTTACTACAAATATATGCAAAAGATATTAAAGGTGATTCTGAAAGTTCCTTGATTGTAGAAAGAAAATCAACAAAAATGAATGATGATAACATTAATGATATAATTCAAGAAGCCGAAAGTAAATTATTAAACGATATAGAAAATAAATCAATACTAACTAAGAAAAATGAATTAACAAATATATATTGGATATTGGTAAATACAATTAAAAATGATAATATTCAAATGTCAAATGATGATAAACAAATAATAATAGATGAATTGACTGACATTTATTCAAAATATAATGATATGAATGCTAATGAACTTCTTTTGTTAATAAATAATTTGAAGAAAAAATATGGTTCATTGTTATTAATTGACCAAAATACCATAAAAATTAATGATGAAACAACAGATACCAATTATTATTTTAATGAAACAGAAAATAATGTTGATGATGTAAATATTATTAAACAAAGAATAATTGAAAAATGTAAAATATACCAACAACAATTAGACGATAATGATGATTTACTTGAACAATATCTCGTTAATTTAATATTTTTATTAAAAAATGATGATTTTGAATCTGATTTATTAATAGCCAAAGAAATTGAAATGACAAATTTTGTAACAGATTATTTCAAAAATAAATTCAGTTCAAGATATGAAACCAAAAAATTATGTTTGTCTCTACAAGAACAAATTAATAGTAATGAATTAAATGAAACTTTAAATACAGTACAAATTAATGAACTTGAACAATATATATCAAATATATTACATGAAATTGAAACAACAGAAAATACAAACGAATATTGGAACAATAAAATTGATTTAATCAATGAATATTGTGAAAAATTAGTGAATGAATGATTTTAGTAATTTATAAATAAAAATTAATAAAATTATTTAAGCTGATTCAGAAGAACTTTTTTTCTTTTTAATCAATCTATTTTTGAATTCTTTGGTTATAACTCTTTCATTGCCATTACTTTCTTTAATAGTGTAAGCAACTGGTTGATCAAGTTTAATTCTTGAACCTTCATATGCATAAGTTCCTTTTTTGGAATTTCTGGTCGATTCCTGAATTTCAATAGTGATTACATTATTAGTAGTGTCATCAGTAGTTCTATAGTATTTTGACAAAGCTTTATTACCAGCTTGATAAGGAGTTAAACCAGTGAATCTACCGGTAAATTCGGAAGCACCAGGTAATTTAACTTTGAATGATCTTTGTCTTTTATCACCGGAAGCCATGTCATCTTCTTCAACAGCATCTTTCTTTTCAACTTTTGGTTTAGCATCACCAGCTTTTTGTTTTGGTTCAGCTTTCTTTTCAACTTTTGGTTCAGCTTTCTTTTCAACTTTTGGTTCAGCTTTCTTTTCAACTTTTGGTTCAGCTTTCTTTTCAACCTTTGGTTCAGCTACTTTCTTTTCAACCTTTGGTTCAGCTACTTTTTTAGAATCTCCACCTTTTGGTTTAGATTCAACTTTGGATTTTTCAACTTGAGGTTTAACTTGATCTTTTTTTGCCATATTATCTTTCTATAATAGATAACTAGATAATATATTTTTATATCTTTTCGAGTTTGCGTTTGTTTAAGTGCGTTTGACATTTTCTTAAGTAAAAAACATTTAAGAAAAGGATATAATTTTTATATCTCGTTTATTTTCATATTAATTACAAAGATAATTATTTTCTGGAATATTTATAAATGACTGTGAATATTTCAATAAAAAAATATAAAATTTTTAATTTAAAGAGAGAATATAGAGAATTATCAAATGTTTTAAATTTATTGCAAAATCATATCGATAATATAAATAAAAAATATTTTATTGATTACAAAGATAAACTTGAAAACATATCAAGAATACAAGATTTAATAAAACAACTTAATAATACATATAATCAATACACAGAAAAAGAACTTGTCAATATGGATAACTCAAAAAATTATTGTTTATCAGAAAGTGAATTCAAAAATATCATACCACATAAATTTGATGATGAAAATAAAATTTTTGAATTTATCATTGAATTTATTGAATATAAGAAAATTTTTGGAACTGAAATGTTACCAAAAGATGAATTATTTGTTGTAAAAAACTATTCACCTCTTTATGAAATTAGAAAGAAAATTATTGATTTAATGAGTGATATTGGATTTATTAATATTAATAATTTATTAGAAATTGTTATAGGGCCTCTTTATTTTAAACTACAAAATAAGGAAACACAAACAATTATTAATACAATCAAAGATTTATTTATACCAACATCATTTAAAATTGAAATTAACAACAATAAAAAAAAAGTTTTTTTTGTTAATTCATCTAATAAATCTAAAAATGATTTTTTCGATAAATTAACTCAATTATGGATAAATGATTTTACAAATGAAAGTAAATATTATGTTATTGAAGGATTTTTTGTTGATGACTTTGTTAGTATAATTTTAAAAACATCACAAATTAATAATACTTTATTATTTGAAAAACAAAAGAAAATTAATGATAAACTCAGCAATAAAAAATTTATTGATGAAAAATTTAGAAAAAAGTTCATTAAATATAGTCCAATTAAAGATTTAATGACAAGAGATGAAAATGATTATTGTTTGTTTCTCGAAGAAAATTATAAAAAATTTCAAGATTTGAAAAATAAAACATTCATGAATATAATTAAAGAATTTACCAATAAAAGTGCCAGTCTTAATACAATGTACAAAATGATTTTCTTATTACTGCTTGGTGATAGTGATACTGAAGATGTTGCAGGATTACTTTATGGTTTGACCAAAGATAGAAAAAATGGAAATCAATATGTTTCAGAGTTATTATATAATAATTTTCCATTTTATTTCCAATCAAAGATTAAAAAAATAGAAAATAATATTAAAGAAGAAATTGAAAAATTAAAAAATATGTCACCAGATGATATTGATTATAAAAAACAAATTGTTGCATGTAAAAATATGCCGGACAATGTTAAAGCATTATCATTAGAAAAAATAGAAGAAATGAAATCCCAAAATAATGAATATTATAAACAATTGACTTATGTTAAAACACTACTTCGATTTCCATGGACTGGACCAAATGATAACAACTTTTTTGAAGATCTTAAAAATGACAAAAATAAATCAAAAGAATATTTACTTTCAGTTGAACAAAAATTAA